ATGTCGCCAGTTTCTTTAGAAGTAGATAGCTGACCAAGAGAATCCAAAACCAACAGCATAGGTGGGCGATCCTTTCCACCTTCCTGATATCGGTCTATAGTGCGAGAAACATGAGTACGGAAACCTTCGACAGTAGACTGCTCCGAGATGATAACACGTTGCGTGTCAAGACCACGCTCCTTCATCATATCTCGTGTGACGGCTGCTTCTGTGTCGTAATAGATAACTCCACCCTCTTTATTATCATCGAGAAACTGTTTCATCAGCCCGAGAACAAAGAATGTCTTACCTGTAGCAGACTCGCCCGCGAAGGCGATGATCTTATTATTTGGAACACCACCAAAGATAGAGCCAGAAAGAGCCGCATTCAAAATGTACGATCCGGTGTCCAGGGTTCCAGTGAACTCTGAAGAGTGAAGTCCATCGTCTGCAATATTTGTATCAACGTCTCCAATATCCTTCACCATTTGACGAAAAAAGCTTGACATTCACATATCTCCTTTGAGGTTTGGTAGGTATTCTTTCACACCATCTAGATCATTGAACATATAATCCAGCGGAATTTCATATCGGTTTACTATCTCGAAGTTTTCTTCGATAGCGTCCATCTTAGAATAGTACAGCTCTGGACTTAGCTGAGCTGGTTGAAAATCATCTTCTAGAAATATGATTCCATCTTTATTGAAGTGGTCTACAATCTTCCGTGTTCCCCAATAGATAGGCACAGTTCCAGTAGCAAAGCAATCCATGACCTTTTCAGTGATCCATGTGTCCATATTAGCATTCTCGATCGCAATGGAGAACATATAATCGCACAGCCCCTGTTCTTTCTTTTCTATATCTAGGATAGGGGATAATCCCACTCTCTCCGCAGCTACATTACGCTTATCATGTCCTCGACCAAAGAAATCAACATTAGGTTGCATATTATTATCTCTCAATGTTTGTTGCGTTAGCAGCCGCCTCATCAAGTTCAATCTAACTTGGTGACCAGTCGCAGATCCTTTGTTAGAGGAAATCATGGAAAGCAATTTGGTTTTCTCATGAATTTTAATATCTTCGACCCAGAAACCATTCCCTAGAATAAACTTTAATCTAGGATCTTTACCGACGAGTCGATCGTCGTGTGTAAAGATATAATCGAATGCGTGGCTTCCAAGATATTCTTCTGGTTTGTCTCTCACTGAAGCAAAAGTCAGATCGTTAATTTCGGTGCATTCTTGCATCCAACCGATTCTCAAATTAGTCGTGTTGGATTTTCTTGGTGCCCATCCAGTGTTGCGAATCCCGAAGGTATCGCTTGTATAGACGTCTACAGTCCCAGAACCATCCTGCACAATCTCGACCCGCTTTGGTCTCTTATTCAAGGTGCTGCCGCAGGAAGCTTTGTGTTCCACCATGCATGCAGTTTCTGGTCTTATCTTTGCAGTCTTCACCAAGCTGCATTTGTCGAACAGGTTTATCTTTAGCGGCTTATTCATGTACATATTATACTTCAAATGGGATAAAATGTCAAGGGAAATTTGATTTCTTTTTCGTAATAATGACGTCTTCCATGGTCTTCCATCCTCTAGCGTCTACTGCAGTTCCGTCTGAAGAATCCAATCGAATTGGTGATTTTGGCGAAAAGGATATCGGCTTTGAGTTTGCTGAGATTATGAGAAGGATTGCCAAAGGATCGAGAACCAGAACCAGGGCAATGATAATCGCTCGAACAGCTTTGTCGAGAACCTCTGGAGTATTCTCGCCATAAATCAATTCTGCAACATATCGAATCGGTCCAACTTCTATCTGAGTATCGCGAATCTTCTGTGTGAGGGGAGACCTTTCATCTAGAAGAGAATCAACATTTGCTTGTGCGTCTCGTATTTCTAATCTAATAGCCTCACGTTCCTTAGTCTGTGCCTTTCTAGCATCAAGCCCACGAGTCACCTGTTCTACTAGAATATACTTATCAATGGCTGCATCAAGCTGTGCAGTTATTTTCTCGGCATTAGAAATTCTTGACCTCTCGCGCGCGACGCGCTGGTCTAATCTTTCTATCGCAGCAGAAATATCACCAGAAGGTGCATTCTGATCTATGTGTGCTTTTGACAGATAACCAAACACGCCAATCGATGTAATCATCATCAGAACCGATACTGCTCCCGTGAAATACACGCGCATCGGACGTGGCATTATATTCCAATTACGATAAAGATAAGATGCTGTTATGATCTTACCTAGTTCAAGGGCACTTCCCATAATGATGACAGGAATGAACGCACCAGCAAATATTGCAGCAAGACCTGTTACTGCATAGAATGCTGCCACAAGAGATAATGATAATCCGATAACCATAGCAAATATTCTATCGGAAACATTAATAGAGATTGCATCGAGTTTACGTCTAGCCACGAGTAATCTCGAGAACATGCTGAAGCTGTTTCTCGACCGCGTCCCTACGCTTTGGCCAATAGATATAATCCTTATCTGCAGTCTTAAGTAGATTGTTCAGCAGAGGAACAATGATCGCTTCTAGCTGGCGAATCTTATCTTTCATCTCAGACTCTGTGCCAGATGCAATATTGCTGCTCGCCACCTGACTCATCATTTCATGAAGCTTCTGCTCGAGAAAATCGAATCTTTCATGAATCTCTGGTGAAGTCGCCTGCGACACCGCAGGCTTTTCGGCAGGATCGTCGACGCCGGTGAAACCGAAGTCGAACGAACTATACTCTGTCGGAATCTTTATTGTCATCTGATGTTTCCTTTAGGTAGTCTTCAGTAGAAATAATTCGAACTGGACTTGCAGCTCCAAACGATTGTATCGATCGGAATGCCTTAGTATAAGCTGCTTCCTTACGCATCTTGTCTCTATATCGTTCTCTTTTTTCAAATGACATCTTGTCGAGATCTTGCCATTTGTTTTTCTTATTTTTCTTCTTTTTCATGTAAAGAAATCTTCAATAGAATTTCTAGGCTCTTCTTTCCATCTAATCACATTCAGAATTGATCTCATTGGATCTAGGAATGCCTTTTGAAACTGAAGATCATAATCTATGTATAATCCCAAATTAAACTCTCTTGGAAGATTATGCAGAACAGATATCACGTTCTCGTGCAGGGGATTTGGCATTTTAAGATAGCAATACTTGATCTTCTCGCCCTCTTTGATCTTCTGATATTTCTTGGTGAGCTTCATTCCTTCCAGCTTAAGATTGAATGCAATAGCACCACGCACATGAATTGGAATTGAAGAAGCCCCAGCCTTCGAGTATTTATCTACACCCTGCACACCACGCGGGAATGCGATATCTTCTAAAGGTAGTTTCTTGAAATCTATTGAGAATTTCCGAATAAACTCCTGAAGTTCTTCCTCGCTGCCATTCATGATAATTTTCATAGCCTCAGAAAGCGCCTTGCGACAACTTGCTGGGGTGGAAGACTTTACAGTTTCGATGCCCATCATCTTCAATTTAGGGTCGGCATATCGCACACCCTCAGAATCATGCACGTTCAGGATATATCTCTTCTTCGCAGTCCAGATACCACGATCCGCAATAACCTCTCGTTTCATGATCATCTTTTGTCGAAACGCGCCAACCCTTTTAGCAAGATTCGAATAAAGATTATCAATAACAGGTTCAAATATTTCACGACACGATTTATCGATGAAAGCGACGATTTTCTCCCGCGATACACTATGTGCCTTACCATACACCCTTTCAACCAATGCGCTAAAAGAAATGTAAAGCGAATCTGTATCTGCAGCAATGACATAGTCTATTCCATCCGTCTTAAGAGTTTCGTTCATATATGTATTCAGTTTATTTTCAGCCCAACGAATCGATAACTGACCGCCATATGTAATCGCAGTCGCTTGATCCAAATCGAAGAAGCGGAAGAATTCGTTTCCTAGTGCGCCATATGCGCTATTGAGCTGCACCTTTTTTGCCAGCTGTAGATTTTTATAACGCGAGATGTCTTTCTGATATTGTCTCTTCTGATCAGAACCGTCAGCTTTCTCATAACTCTTTTGCGCAACGATCATCTTGTCTTTATAGACGACGCGATCGTTATACATGCGCTCCATGATCTCAGGAAGAAATCCCTGCTTGTCAGTGCGAAAGTAACAACCATTTGGCGCAAGTGCATATCCCTCTCTAAGAGGAAGTGGTTCGTTCGAAAGCATCTGATCGACAGTCACAGAAGCCTTTCGTGTTCTGTCAAGCGTTTCCGGTGAAACATTATATTGCATGATCAGATGTGGATATAGACTGTTAAGATCGAAGGACACCACCCATTCGTGTGCGCCGACTTGAGGTGTCTTGACATACGCACCTTCGAAGGCTCCATATTTCTTGCCGCCACCAGATGCAGGAACAGAGATATTACGATTCCACAGATGATTGTGAATGATAACATCCCACATACGAACCTGCGTAAACACATCCGTGAGATTCACCTTAGCATCATACACAATCGTCAACGCCAAATCAATCAGCTTCATCTTATCATCAAGCTTCTCTACCAACTCGACATCTCGGATGTTATAATCGATAAACTTTGTGAAGTCTTCTAGATATAATGTATGCAGAGTTTCGTATTCTGAATAGTCGATTTTACGTTCACCCAGTTCAACATGGCAGATATGATCAAGGCGATACGACTCTTGCTGCGAATAAGTAAACTTCTTATACATTTCTAGATAGTCGAGAACAGCAACACCATCTATGTTGAAGAACTTCTGCAGTTTTCCTTTGATTGTGGTTTCCCGCTCGAGCAGTCTGCCCCATGGGGAAAGTCTCTTGGGTGATTGTTCTCCGAGAACATGTGCGATTCGACGCACTAGATATGGAATATCAAAGAAGGTGACGTTCCAACCGGTCACAATATCTGGCTGCGACCCGCGCTCCCATTCATCCAGGAATACGCGAAGCAATTCTGTTTCATCCTTACAACGAATGTATCGAACATCTTCTCGCTTTGGTGCATATTCATTACATCCAATGACAACAAACTCGTTGCCTTTCTTCATTGTTATGGCAATGATTTCCTGAATGGCTTGATCCGGATTTGGGAATCCGTTAGCGGAAGCAACCTCGATATCGATATTCACGATACGAATCAAATCGCGGTCGAAAACCAGCTCCCCGGGATATGTCTCGTTGATATAAACATATTCGAACTTCGGCAACCCATAGATTGCAAATCCGGAAACGTCTTGATATGTTTTCAGAAAGTCTCTGGCATCTCGCATACCAGGGAATTCCATAACCTCGATAGAGGCACCTTCGATACTATGCCAGATCGTTTCCTTCTTGGAAGACTTCTTTGAAGGAACGAACAACTTTGGACGATAGTGGACGCGGTCAGAGAAACGCTTTCCGTTTCTATATCCACGAACTAGGAGATTGTCGCCAACGGGAATAACACTCGTATAGAAGTTCATATTCATATTCATAATGTAATTATAGCCTATTTCATCTAGATTGTCAAGCCCTTATTTAATAGAAACAACCCATTTCCAAAATTCATATTGTATGCATTGATCAGTTCTGGCGTCGGCTCGTAGAAATACACAATCATTTCGGAATTGATCTCAATAGTTTTTGTTTTGGCAAATGGCAAATAGTCTGCGAGACCCAGCTGTTGTTTGCCATTTGGACCTTGTTGAATTCCAATGATTGCAGGTTTAATAATAATGTTGATGGTTCTCCTCGCTGCATCGACGTTACAATCTCCAATAATATCTTCACCAGTCACAATGCGTATGGCTCTAATGTTCATCGTCATCTACCTCCAGCTGGACACTTTCTCTCTGTTGCTTTCTTTTCTAAAATTCTCTTCCGTGTGAGATATTTGTTTATGAATGAAACCGGTGTTCCAAGTTCTTTAATTCTTTCATATTCTTGTACGCTCACTTGATGTGTGTGTATCTTTATCTTTCTTTCGGTCAATGGTATAACATTAACCATTGGGGTTCCGTTTTCGATTAGAATTTTACCATCAGTACCGTCAAAATTGAAAAATATATTGATTGAGGAAGTGTAATTGTATTTGTAATTTATAACAGCGGGAGGAATTATAACTTGTGATGGGTTTCGAAATGCCCATGTATTGGGAACCCAAGACCATTCGATATTTTCCTTACAACAGATTAGCCAAGGTGTTGACAATTTCAGATGAAAATACCTATTTGGATCTAGATATCCATCCATTTGTTCATGAGGATGAATTTCGGCGTCAGATTTGCGGTCAGAATACTGCCATTGGAATCCGGGTCTATTAGCCGAATCTGAAGCCACCGCAAAATCGCACCATAGCGGAATCATGAACCCGCGATCATAGAATGCATTAAATCCCGCACAAGTCTTCATAGTTGCATGTGGGGATCCCGCAGAACCGTTGGTGCGAAACTTCGGCAACGCTTTCCACCAATTAGGAAAGAACTTGTGTGCATAGTCTATGGGATATAACTCATAGACAGAAGGGTTGTATGTGAAACAATCGATATTTACCATAGATGGCTTAGAAAAAAACATCACCGACTTCACCTAATATTTCGAGACTCTGGATCATAGTTTCGTTTCATATTATCAGCATCTTCGTCTTCTTCAGGAGACGAATTCCGACTTGTCATTGTTGAGGTCATAGTGCGTTTCTGTGTCGTTGTTTGGGGAGCTAGATTCATTTTTTCTTGACCTCGACTCCACGCAGCGACACCCAACACCGCTCCCATGGCAACATGGTACAGCCCTGCTCCCTGTAGTGTTAGTGGTATCCATTGAGTGACTCCCTGTTTTGCTGAAGCTTGAAGAATAGCCCAAAATATTGGACCGAGAATAAAATCGAAAGCACATGTCGCCATATATAACCAACCCATGCATGGTCGCCATTTCGAATTAATCCAAGACTCCTCGTTATTCTTGTTCTCTGGTGACACGAGATCACCCACCTAGAATATGGAGAGCGTGATCATAATGCTTAATTCTATCTTCAAGCCCTATAAATCCGCCATTAATTTTCTTCGTCATTGTTTTCAGGTCGCCAATATCAGCGAGTTTATTTAGATCGCGAGAGTCCCAAAACCAACCAGCGGACCGAGCTGCACCTTCAGGTGTCTCAAGATAATCTGGCGTGTTCATAAGATCAACGTCGAGACCTTGCCCACACTTCACATAATTATCATGACCAGTCAATTGAATTAGTCCACGACCACGAAAGCGCCAACCATCACCAGATTCTTCTGGTCCATTGCCCATACGATTCGCATATACGCGATTGGCAATGGCTTCTGGGTTTCTATTATATTTTTGCGCTGTATCTGGTGTGAAATACTTACCAAATGTTTTGCACAGACCCTGTGCGCTATAGTTCAGATTCTCTTTGACGAACTTAAGATTACCGGATTCATGGGCGCACTGCGCAACAAAGGCAGCAATACGCTGCGCTGTTGAGATATCAAACTCGCTGCATGCATTGTTCAGCGGGTCGACGAAATGAGATACATTATCTGATGATGCTTCTGGGATACATGTGCTGAGAATCTCGAATGTGAGGAACATTTTTATAGCCCTGCTTGTTGTTACAGGCTATTTATAAGGAGTGGGAGGGAATGACCCCCTCCCACACAAACCCTATTCGCTAAGGAATTCCTTCTTTGAACTAGGTTTATTCTCCTCAGATCCCGTAGAGATATTAATCTTCTTTGGTTTCTTCTCTTCTGGAATTCGAAGTTCGAGCATGACAGTAAGAATGCCACTATCGAGACGAGCGTCGACGACCTCGACATAATCAGCCAAGGTAAACTTGGACTTGAAGTCTCGTGCAGCGATACCGCGATACACAAATTCGCCAGAGGGCGACGAATCCTTCTTACCAGAGACAACTAGATCAGATTCTTCTTTGAAGAT